GAAATATTTATGATCTTTTCCGCGTACTTCTTACTCGTCTTATAATCGTTTAAAATGAACTTGGCATTATTTTTTTCAACTACAAGATAGTTACTATCCCTCTTATCTGAATCACTTAAAGCATTATACCCTTTCTTTCCAACTATGATCTTCATTTGTGATAAATCGTTCCTCATGGGATTTTCAATTAGTATGGATAGTATGACATAAACCATTAATAATTTTTTTTCTTTCTCTGGTATTGTGTCTTGTTTTTTTAATTTTGGAATATTTAAATCAACTCTGATTTTTTCTACAAATGCTCGTAACTCATCCATTGAAATAAATGAGTCCTTCTGCTTATCGGATATGACACCGCTGGATTGGTTTTCTAAATATTTTGCGTTGAGTTGGTCTCTTATAGTATTATATTTTTCAATTAATTTTTTATCCTTATCTTGTGCCATGAGTAAAATAATAATTGAATTATAATAATTTCTCTGGGTTGTAAAATGTCTTTCACTTAATTTTTCTTTAACTTTATCAATATCTTTAAGAAACCCATAATCATCACTTTCAAATATATTTTTCAATTTGTTAAGGTTACCAACATACATTTTAATTGTGCTATCCTTAATATTGGGTCTGGACTTTTTAATTAATGCAACCAAGTTTTCTGTTTTCATTTATTATAACATTAGATTTTTTTTTAATGAAAAATTAATCTAAAAAAGGGGAATATTTTTTAACATAGGAAATGGTCTCATATTAAAAAAGATAAAAATTATTTTATGACGAGGTTTTTTTATTTATAGGGGTACATAAGGAAAATGGTTTTATTACTGGAAAAGAACTTCAACTTGACCAGTATTCTTATCCATTGTGAGGGTACGGAGGACTTCTAAATATACAAATTGAGTGTATGTTCCATCTGCTAATCCTTCACCAGCACCATTAACACCTCTGGCGTTCATATGAATATCAATACCTTTCGTTCCAATTCTTTCACCACGATTCAAACGGAACCCTTGCCAGAATTGAGTTCCTTTAAGTGCCTCTTGGTTTCTCCCTTCGTAATTGTGTCCATCACTCGCTCCTTTGAGTAACGCTTCACCAGACGCACTATATACTTCACGAGAAGTGTGATAATGTCTCTTATCGGCATCATACAGATTAAAGAAATGTCTGGCATTATTCTTAACATTGAGAGGATAAAGGAATCTTTCATTAAAGAATAAATTACTTTCAAGAACCCCACTCTGTTTTGAGGTCGGTATCATCGCCAGTGCTTGGTATTTATTTAGGATTGCTTGTTCTTGATTTCCAGTTGGGGCATAACATGCAAAACATTTTGTAACAATACGAGAAGCACCACCAATATTTCTCGTGTTGGTCTGTGCTGTGTCTTTGGTTAAATCACCTTTATTCGCAGTAATAGTCTGGCGAGATAATATATAATCAAAATATCCCATCTGTGCTGGTTCAGCATCCTTCATCTGTTGCATTGACATCTGGGGATAGAAAATGTGATCACTAATTAATTCAACCGAGTTCTGGTCTATAAGGAACTCATTATCATTATCACCATCATCTTCTTTGACAAGTGATACTCTGTCTCTTATGGTTGGTGTGAAATATAATTCAATCTGTACTCTATCATTCTCAAACATAAATAGAGGTAATCTATTCTGGGAGGATTTGAGGAATGGGAAAAGGTCGTGTAACACAATAGAGAACGATGGGGTCAAGTCGGTTCTGGAATCTTGCGTGGTGATGTACTGGAAATTGTGGTGACCTAATCCAGCAACACTTGCTTTACCTTGTGAATCTGCGTTACTTGCAAGAACACCAACCTCCATATATTCACGACCATTTGCCAATCCATATGATGCTCCTTCTGTATTAGTTCCAGCGGTATAATGCAATTCATAATCCATATCTCTTCCAGATAAATATTGTTCTCTTTGTGTCTGTGTATCATTATCCTTCATCATGGATTTCAAACTGGAAAAATGCCCAAACTCCTCTACATCACAAATTACTCTTCCAGAACTCGTACGGAGGACTGCTCTTTCTATAAGAGAATGAATACCAATATTAGGAGGCACAAATACACGAGAAACACCAGAATTGGGTTTAATCGCAAAGGATATAGAAGATGATGAAGATAGATGACCTTTTGGTTCTAATTCAAACCGACAGAATCTATTATCTGAACTGAAAACAACTGGTCGCAAGACATCAGATTCTATTTCTTGTCCAGCAACATAATTCATAGGTTTTAATCTCATAATTTCTGGGCGTGTATCTCTTTCGTCACTCATTTTATATATGAGGTATATTTAAAAAATATAACTTAAAAAAAGTCAAAAAAGTATTATAAACCTTTTTGGCAATAACAATATTATATATAATGCCAAAAAGGTTTAGATTTAAAAAAAGATAATATATTTGTTTTTGCCAAATTAGTTTATTGCTGTACTTGTATTCCATTCTGGTTGAAAAATACACTCTGTTCGCTATTTACAAATATAAATACAGAATGTGGGCGATCAGTAGTTAGGTCGCTTTGAATATTCATACCCCAATTTTCATCACGGAAATCAGTTCCTTCTCCACCCAACGCGTCATAATTTATTCCTAATCCCCAAATCTGTCCTCCATTAGGAGTAGTGGTATATTGAACTTGATTTTTATTTCTATCTGCTAACTGGACTTGGGAAGTGCTGAAATCACGATTAGTATTTTCAACAGATAAACAATTCTTCATGTTAGTTCCAAATGTTTTTACAGACGATACATAATCTTTGAGAATTACTGGATCAGTTAGTAATGTAGAAGGACTATCGCGAACAACAGAATTATTTTCAAACATTTTAGGATATAACCTTCCTCCCTTTTGCCATACCAATTTAGTTACATTTGCAACATCATTATCTGTATTCGTAATCATAAGAGTAGAATAACCATTCTCACTTCTATTATTTAAAAACTTTGAAGGTACAAATGATGAGAATACACTACGGACTTTACTTAATCCAAGATTGAAAGATACATTTGCATTCTGGGAATTAATAGTATCATAATAAGATGAGATGGATTGGTATGTGAAACTCGGTTTGTTAGATACTACCCCCTCTTGAACCTCGCATAGAAGTTTTAAATCACTGAACTCATAGAATGCGTCATTGATAGCAGAAGCGTCATTGTCATTTGAAAATATCATCTGGGAGTCACTCGCAAGTCCCAAAACTATTTCCAAACCACCGATAGCAGAATTGGAAAGTGGGATGTCCTCCGTTCCGTTTAGGAGACCACATGGTAACGAGAGGCAGAACTCTTGGGGTTTTCCAGTATATACGACACTTTCATTAAACCCTTGCCAATTTGGAAATGTAAGCGACCTATTTGACATACTTGAAATATTATCAGTTGTTGAACTGGTAAGCGGAAGGTAATTGGAAAGCATGTGTGCGTAATGTCTCACTTGTTCTATTGTCTGTTGATGGCGTATTGAACGCGTGGTTAGAGATTCAAAAGCACCATATACACCAAGTCTTGCATCAACTGCCATGGGTGCCGATGCAGCAACATTCCTCGTACCATCTTTAAAAAATTGTATCTTACCACATATCTTCACAGAAGAAGGAATAAGGGTTCCTTCCATTGCTGGGATCTGGAATATAAGATTTGCCATTCCTTCACGAAAACTCATTCTACCATTACTGGGAGCATTTGAAACACCGATCTCTAAATATCTATTTGCCATTTTACTTATAAGTTATATTATTATTTTTGAAAATAAACATTAAAAAAGTTAATACCATATTGGCAAAAACAAATATTATACTTTTTTAATTTAAACCATTTTGGCATTTTAATATATATTGTTATTGCCATTATGGTTTATAATTGACCTCGTCTCTGTTTGAAGGTATATTCCTTTAATAATTTACCATTATTCGCAATTGCTTCTTTATTTTCTTCTTTCCAATTCCACCATTTCGCCTCCCAGTGCTTCACTTGTGATTTCTGACTTAAACCATTTTGCCAGTGTTTAGGTGTTAATGGAATATATCTTGTATCTTCCTTAATGAGTTCCATTAATTGACTTTCCTTTAAATGTGGTTTTTCTTCCGTAACTTCTTCCATTTTTAATATTACATTATAAAAAAAATAATATATTTATATATTAAAAAAGTATGTCGTTGATTATAACTGGAAACAAATTAGTTGAGAGTGGCGTAAAAGATATTGGAGATTCACAACCAGCATATCATTATAGGAACTTTTTAAAAGAAACTATTACATTACCAAAAAATAGTGAAGTTGCAGTACAATCCGTAAAAATTACAAAAGGTAGTGGTATAAGGATTTCACCAGATGATGGATTTTATGTCATGTGGAATAAGGATCTCGCAAAATTAGATAATGGTGAAAATGTATATGATACTACTGGAACCCCTATATGGTGTTCTCTCGGTTTAGTAGATCCAGACCAAGCAGAAGATGTTTCAATAGAGGAATATGGTGAGAGAGTAACAGAAGCAATGAGAAAAGGTGTTCCTCATCCAGATTTAAATTATATTCCTTCAAGTTCTTTATCTAATAGATTTTATCCATTAGCAGAACCAGCATATGATTCTGTATCTGGTTCATTAATAGGATATGATCTTGACTGGGCACAAAATACATATGATTATCTAGCAGTTAATAATGCTACATCATTAAATGGTACGGAAAGTAAATGGTTTTTTGATACTGACCCTACATTAACATCATCCGTTGATGGTGCTAATTTAAAAGTTGAAGCAAAAAAAGGTAGTAATACTTCCTCGGTATCAGACAACCAAATTGTTTATACTGGGAAACCAATAACATTTAAAGGAGGTAATATAAGATTTGATATGGATGGATTATTGGAAGACGCATCAAGTGGTAAGTTTAAAGTAATGACAGATTTTTCGGTTGGTTTAACAAGGAGTAAAGAAATCATAGGTTCAGAAGAACCAGATGACGTTGATTTTACAGACGAGGGATTAATGCCAAGGACTGGTACAAAAACAATTCCAAAAAGTGAAGGTAATTTCCAATTTAACGATTATGTCATAAGAGCAATTACAGATCAGAATGGAGTGACTGAATTAGTATTAGGGCATATGGTGATGAAAGATAATACCACCGCTGGGGAGATGTGTATGAGAGAAATTGATTATTATTCTTTTGTCAAGAGCGGTGCGGTAGATAATCCAGTATTAAGTGATGGTGCTGGTGGTAGATATAATCTTACAACCAATACAACAAAAATCAAACAATTCCTCATAAGAGTAGAGAATGATATTGTTTCCTTTTGGTTTTATGATGGTGGTGGTAATAGTGATACAACCGCAGACCCTTTGAATGGTGCTAATAAAGCAAATTGGAAAAAGTTTTGTAGTGCTGATTTGTTTAATTGGAGTGGTGGTGATGCAGCAGTAAATTATAAAAAGTTTTATCCTAAACCAGTAAATCAGAATACATGGTGGATGTATCCAAAAATATATATCGCCCAAGATGCAGCAGTTGATTATCATTTAGATATATCATTTTATAATGGAGTTAGTCGTTCTGGAATGACTGATACATATTATAATCCTAAATATGATTGGAGAGTTAAAACCTTTTTGGAGGGGGAAGTATCAGTTATAAGAGAGGTAGAAGATAGATATTATAATGATATTACAAAAACGAAAGCATATACATATATGACGATAAGATCTCTGGCAGATCCATATTTAAAAGAACAAGCATGGGTCATGATATTACAAGAAGATAAAGAATATTACCCAAATACTACATTGGCACAAGATGAATATATTGGGTTCAGATTAGGATTTCCAAATATTAAACTATTGAGACCAGATATAAATGGTAAATCAATAGAGGTTGGTAAAGAAAACAATGCTGGTGATGGTAACGAAGGATGGGAATACACATCAACCGACCAACCATCAATATTGAATAGTGGTTCTTTATTTGTAAGATTAGATAATTACACACAGAAGACCCTTAATGGTGCTATTGGGAGACCATCAAAAATATTATATACAATCCCAGCGTTTGATATTAATGGTGGTAATAGAGGACAACTCTTTTACGAACCAGCAGATCGTGTATATGTGAAACTTAATAACCCATCACCTCTTACGATAAATACATTTGATATTTCTATATGTGATGAGAATGAAAGGTTGGCAACTAAATTAAGAGACCAGACAATTATTGCATTACATTTTAGAGATACACCACATATGAATTAAAATATATTATAATAATAAATGAAAGTACTAATCAAGAAATCAACTAAACCAGAAAAGAAATATATGGCGATATTTTGCGACTGCGATTGTAAGGGAAAAAAGAATGAATGTGGGAAATCCAAGAGAACCAAGACGATACATTTTGGATCCGCAAATATGTCTGACTTCACAAAACATGGTGACGAGAAAAGGAAACAAAGATATTTAGACCGACATAAGGCACGAGAGAATTGGGACGATCCAAAAACTGCTGGTGCGTTGTCAAGATGGATCCTCTGGAATAAACCAACATTCAAGGCATCAGTGAAAGATTATAAAAAACGATTCAATCTGAAATAAATATTAAAATAGTTTTATAATCCCTTTTTTTAGAAATTAATACAAAATAATTAAAATGTATTAATAATATAAATGAATGTAATGCCAGTGGTTGAGTTTGAAGAGGAAGAAATCCCACAAGAAGAAAATATTAACATGGATTTATCTGAAAATATTGATGATGGTGATTATGAGGAGGATGATGGTGAGGCAGACGAACAAGGTAATATATTACCAGAGGTGACCAAGAAGGAACCATTATATAGGAAGGAAGATATATTTGTAAAACAGAATCAACCAGATCCAGTTAAACCACCAAAGAAGAAGAGGGTATTGAGTGAAGAACATAAAGCAAAATTAGCATCAGCAAGAGAGAAGGCACTTGCAACAAGAAGAGCAAATGCCCAAGAAAAGAAGAGAGTTAAAGAATTAGAAAAGAAAGCAAAGCAGAAGAAAACAAAAGAATTAGAAGAATATGTAGAAGATAAACCCCCACCAGTAGTTGCCAAAGTACAAGAAAAACCAAGTCGTCCTATGGTTGAAATGGAAAAAGCAATAACAAAAAAAGATATAGAAGAAGCACAATTAGAAGCAATCATGAAATATGAAGCATTGAGAAAACAAAGAAAGAAGAAGAAACAAGAGGACGCAGAAGAACAAAAGAAAAAGGATGCAACATTAAATGCTATTAGAAATGCAACACAACCAAGAAATAATGTAACAAGAGGACAAAATGGTTTTTGGGATGATATGTACTAAATAAAATATTTTATATATATAATATAAAAATGGAGGATTTTACATTGAGTGAGTTAGGAGTGTTTTTAGGAGTGGTGGGTGGAATAGTTACAAGTATTCTTCTCACCATTCAAAAGAGTAAATGTGATCAAATAAATTGTTGTTGTATAAAGTGTCATAGAAAACCAGAACTAAATACTACAAACTCATTACCTTCACCTAAACCATAATGGCAAAAACAAATATTATATATTCTTTTTCTTTTTTCTTAATTATAAATTATAAACCAATTTGGCATCATATATAATATTGTTATTGCCAAAAAGGTTTATAATTTATTCTTAATAATAAAAATGTATATTTATAATAAATGACATACAAACAAGATTACAACAGAAAATATGGATTCAAACCATTATCAAAATCACATTCATTAAAAGATATAAGTAAGACGACTGGTTATAAATTATCTGGATTAAAAACAATATATTCAAAAGGTATAGGAGCATATAAAACAAATCCATCATCAGTGAGACCACAAGTAACATCTGCTGAACAATGGGCGATGGCGAGAGTGTATGCTTCAATAAATCCAAAATCAAAATCTTATAAGATAGATAAATCACATCTTGTAAAAAATACCAAAAAAAAGAAAGTTCCCAAGGGATCACACATGATGCCAGATGGTTCAATCATGAAGGATAAAGATATGAAAAAAAAATATTAGCATATATTATAATGAAAGTTTTAGAATTATTCTCTGGTACTGGTTCAGTCGGTAAATGCTGTAAAGAATTAGGATGGGATGTTGTATCTGTTGATATGATATTACCAGCAGATCATGAATGCGATATTATGCATTTTGATTATAAACAATATGATAAAGATGAGTTTGATATTATTTGGGCAAGTCCTCCATGTACTGAATATTCACAAGCAAAAAGTCGTGGTATAAGAGATATAGAAGGAGCAAATAAAATAGTAAAGAGAACTATTGAGATAATAAATTATTTCAATTCAGAATATTATTTTATAGAAAATCCACAGACTGGAAAATTAAAGGATCAATCATTTATGCAAGACATGGAATATGTTGATGCTGATTATTGTATGTATGGAACACCATACAGAAAACGCACTCGCTTTTGGACTAATAAAAAATGTAATACGCAATTGTGTAATAAACAATGTGGATCTTTTATAAATGGAAAACATATTGGTAGTTGTGGATGTGGTGGTAAAGGACAAGGACATAAAAAATCATATAGTAATAAATCATATTCTTTACATGAAAAATATTCAATACCAGAGGATTTAATTTATACTTTATTTTTAGATTAGTTTTTTTCAATATATTTTAATAATTCATCTTGTGTCTCTTTTAGTGAATTAACCAATCTGAATAATTCATCATTTATTTCTTTCTGCTTTAAGTATTTGCGTTTCATTCTCTCACATTTCTTACAACATCTAAACCATGTGATTTCATACATTCTTTTATATATATGATATATAAAAAAATAATATATATTATAATAATAAATGGAAGCGAAGAAAAAGAAATCGGCACCAAAGGTGTTGAAGGTAAATGATATATTAGAGAGCAACAAATACAAACCAATCCACGAGAATCTACCTCAACCACAATTCCTCACTTTGATTATAGGATCTGTACGCTCTGGTAAGACTAACTACTTGATAAACGCATTAAGAAATGGAACCGACTTCTATGGTGAGGACTACTGGGATTATTATAAAATTATTTCAAACACACTGAACAACGATACCAAGGGAAAATATTTTAAAGATGCGTTTGATGATTGTGAAGACCATTACAGCGATAAGATGATACAAGACCTTATAGCGTCTCAAAAAAAATACGAGAGAGAAGATATGCCGACTATGTTAATTTTACTTGATGACATCCTCTCTCGTGATTTCAAAAAAACAAATGACATCACCTATCTCTGCTCAAAGTTCCGTCATTATGAAATGTCAATTTTTTTGACTACTCAATCGTTCCGTTCCGTGGGAACCATCATAAGAAATAATGCAACGAACATCTTGATTTTTCGCCAGAATAATTCCAAGGAACTTGACAAGATAAAAGAAGAGTACTCTGAATTGTGTGGTAGTGAGGAGAGGTTTATGGAATATTATAATTTAGCACATGATCAACCACATTCATTTTTATATATAGATGGACAACAGAACCCAGCAAGATTTTATAGAAGACATGAAACCTTATTGGGTATTGGAGATAAAAAAGTTATTAATGAAGTCCCAAGAGAGAAACCATCTCCGTTTAAAAATGAAAAAGATTTTACACCAGCAGATGTCAAGAAGAAGGATGAAGGAGAAAAACCAAGTGAGATAGATGGTTTCCGTGATGACTAATTTAATTTTTTTTATAATATTTTTTTTAAATATACCATAAATATAAAATGGATACATATGGATTGGATAATGCAATACAAGAGCAGAACCAGACAAGACAATATTTAGCAGAGCAGAATGCTCTTATAAATGCCAATAATTTAAAACGGAAAGAGGATAAGGATGCGAAGATACAACAAGATAGTATCATGGGTGATTTTAATTATGCAAAAGATAGTATTAATGATTTATATGCTGGTACTGGTATTCAACAAGCAATTTCATCTCGTAATAGTAGATTGAAAGGTGAAGCATTAAAAGCAAAACAACAGAGAGCAAAGACACTTGCTGGTAAAAGTGTTGGAGAATATGGTGATGACCAAGTAAAAACATCGTATGCCAAATCTCAACCAAAGGTGGTTTTAAATCCAGAAGCACAGAAACAGATGGAAGCACAGAGACAACAGATGAGGGCATTGAATCCTAATCCAGTTCAAATTGAAGGGACACCAGATTCAAGACAATCTTTTTCTGTCGCACCACCAAAAGCACAACCAGTACAGATTGAAGCACCAAATGAACCAGAACCTCAACCAGAAGCATTACCATCAGAGACAACACCAGCACAGATTGAAGCACCAGTAAAGACAACAATTACACAAGAACCAGAACCAGTAAAATTAACAACACCACCAGAAGCACCTACATCAGCACCAGAAGAATCAGAAGGAAAAGGATTTATCAGTGGTGCTATTAAGAGTGCTACTGGTATGTCTGATGAAAGTGCTGAACTTGCTGGGAGAGTAGGAGGAGCATTGACTGGTGCTACATTAGGTGGTATGAGTTTATATGATGATATTGCGAATAAAGCAAAAACTGGATCCTTTTTTGATAAAAAAGATTCTGGTGCGGATGATTTTTCAAATGTAACAAATATCATTGCTGGTGCTAGTGATGTCGTAGGATTGGTTCCGGGTTTGGAATGGGTTGCTGGTGTAGGTAATGCGGTTGGTGGTGTTGGTGGTATTGTGAAAATGTTTGGTGATCATGCTAAAAATGTAAAGACTGCACAGACTGATTCAACTAGTTTTAAACCGACCGCAAATGTATCACAATCTGTATCATCTTCTCTTGGTACTATGGATCAAGTTGCGTCAAGTAATGTTAGGGAACAATCAACCAATTCATCAGTATATTAATCATTTTCCTTATGTACCCCTTATAAGTAAAAATTGCCGTCATAAAAATATAAATAATTCAATTCGTTATAGACTGAATTACTATATAAAAAAAATATGTTAAAAGTTAGATTTATTTTTTAATGTTTTTATTCATTTCTCATTTCAAAAAGTGATTCTGTCATTTGTATCATTTCTTCATTTATCTCGTATTTATAAACCTTTTCGGTTTTTTTAGTTTTCTTATTTATCTTGGTAGTGCTTTCGGTTATGATAATATCCTTACTGAACATATCCTTATACGATTTAATCAATATGGATTTACAACCCTTGACACTTTCAAATGGATTACCTTTTCCTCTGTATCTACCGAATATATGTTTGTATTCAATAAATAATTTTTCTTGGTCGTGTGCAGTTAATATGGATTGTATTTTGAAATCCATTAAATCTTTCATACCTAAACCATGTAATAATTTATTTATAAATATTGTCTTGTTAATACCAGATGTATATTTTTTAATATCAAAATCATTTTTTTTATTTAGTGTTGTGATATATTCATGATCTTTAACAAAGAACCTTACACGATTGAAATATTTTTCTAATTCTTTTTCACATGTGATTATGTCACAAAACTCCTCACATTTATCAAGTGGTACATTTAATAATCTAATTATTTTTTCCCACTGGGGAGGCATGTGTTTCTTCAATATTTCATATTCATCAAATGGTTCTTTTTCAATTGGTTCATACCAATCATCCTCATCATCAGTATTTGGTTCTTGTGGTGGTGCTGGTAATTCGTCATATTCTAATTTCTTCCATTTATTTAATCCAATACATTTATTGGTTGCTTCCATAAATGCTTGTATTTTTTCATCTTTATAAACCTTTGCAATAGCATTATTACCACCACTCATTGATTTTTTATGTGTGTATTTTACATCATAACCTTTATGTTTTAATATTTTTAAAAAGTGTGCGAACTTATTAGTCTCATAGCAGTCTTTGGTATATTGAAAATTAATATATAATTCATTGTAATCATTTTCTATTTTATCATTACCACTCATATTTTCCATCCCTTGGTTTTTAAATAATCTCATACCATTCTCCAAGCAGTCTTTGCATTCTTCAACATCTTCCCATTTGTAAGGTTTCCAGTTTTTCATGGAGAATAAAAAGGATAATTTTTTAATATTTCTACATCTTGCGATTTGTTGTACCATAGCAGTAGGAGATATTGTATGACCTTTCATAAATGCGAATACTTCTCTCTCCATTACACTATCCAATCCATAAACAATTTTTGGAGAGAATATTACAATGGGGTAATCATCTAAATTAATTCTTTCTGTTGTATCACTGGTAATACATACCATATCTTTTTTATCAAAACCTAACTGGATAAGGTCACTATGTATTTTTAATGCTGATAATTTACTATCACAACAAACCATAAACTTTTTCAATGATTTCATGTTGCCAATTAATTCATCATATGAATATAATTCTTGTGCTACAATTACATCACCATCTTTGGTTAAATTATGTTGATATTTATTTTCAATGAATGTGTAATCAATATCATTCTGTTTTAAAAATAATAATGAATTATCACTTATATCAGCATCAGTACCAATTATTTTATCACACTCCTTCATCATTTT